GTTTTTCTATATTGGAGTAAATCTCCATTCCTTCGTCAGTTTTAAACCAAGCGGCTAAAGCTGAATAAGGGTGTTCATCAAAAGGAACGTTCATTAGTTTTCTATCGTTAGAACCCCACATAAACACTCTTTGATCTTGAGATAGTTTAATTATACCAAGTTCCGTTGCTTTAATACCAAAGTTTCTAAGCATAACATTTTCATCCGTAACTAATTCTAAGAATAGTTTAGGATTTTTCTTAGCATATATAAGTAAATCTCGTTTAAGTTCCTTAGAACTCATCTCTGTTACTTTAGAACCAAGTTCTACTCTCATAACAGCTTCTGCCAAATCAATTTCTAGATTTTTAGCTGCGTTTAAAGCATCTATCTCTAGTTCGATCATATCAATTTGATCAGCTGCAATTTGTTTAGGTTTGTGTTCTTTATACACTCTATCTTTATGTGGGTGATATAAAGATAATAACTTTTGAAGAATTGTTTTGTTTTTTGGAACCATTAGCGATCCGTTTCTAAAGATAATATGTTCCAATCTTTGCTCACCTTTCATCTCATCAACAAAACAAGTTCTTTGATTAGACGTGTATTTTAACTCTCTTTCATAACCCTTTTCTTCATCAAAATAATAAATATTACTACCTCTCATTAAGTAAGTTAAAGGAGCTCTATTACCCGTTAAAAAATACATTCTATCTTTTATTTCCCAATCAACTTCTGAATTTGAAGATTCTTGTTTAACTTCTTTAGTTTGTTCTACAACCGAGGCGGTTTCAACAACCACTTTTTCCACATGCTCATCACCAGGATCTCCCTGGTAAGAGTCTTTTTTTGTTTTCTTTGCCATAATATAATATATAATAAAATTAGTAAAAATAAAAAAGAGAGAGCGGAGAACGTTTGCTTGTATGCCGCTCTCCCTCTTTTAAAAATTGATTTAGTTCATTAACATAAAGTTGTTAGCACCTTGAGTAACTAAACATCTTTCTGATAGATAATGTACTTGCATTGCATCCACACCAGAAGTAGTAGCACCTACAGAACCCGTAATCCAAGTTTTGTATTTTCTACTTTCTGTTTGAGAAGCTCTATAACGAACATGTAAGAAAGGACGTTTAAGGTTCTTTCCTAAAGACTCATCATAAACAGAAGATACACCAGCAGGAATAACAACACCTCTAATCGCGTTAATTGTGTCGTTCAAACCTCCTCTAGTACCTTGATCGTTTAAGTATTTCCAGTCAGACTTGTAGAAATCGTAAGATCCACGTCTGAAACCAGAGAAACCTAAATTAAGCGCCATATCTTCTGAGTTGTTAAATACTCCGTAAGAAGTACCACCAGCACCATAAGAATTCATTGAAGCTAACATGTCATCAATTGCCAAAGATGTAGATCTATCAACAAACATCATGTTTTCCTCAATAGCACCATTTTGATCGAATACAGCTAAAATAGCATCGAACTCAGCTAAATCAGTAGCAGCGTTAACACCAGTAATACCTGTAGTTGAATGACCTCTAGTAGTAATAGCTTGGAATAAACCTTGCATACCATCTTGAAGAGCACCACCATCAGTACCACCAATTGCACCAGCATCAGCATGAGCAGTTTCTGCTTCTAGCATAGTCATTTCTAAATAATCACCGAAACGAGCTCTAGTGTCACCTTCAGCTTTTAAATACCATAGGTAACCATTTTGCCCTTCTTCTCCAGTAACTTCAACCCAACCAATTGCAGAAGCATCAGATCCTGAGATTTCGTAGTAATCTCTCAAGATCAAATGTTTTTGTTGGTAAGATTTGAACTGTGGAGTGTTAGCAGAACTTCTAGGATCTGATCCTTTTTCGAATTCAGAACCAATAACTAACATTCTGTGAGCTTGAGCTGTTGTAGCAGTAGAGTTCAAAGCGTCAGCGTCAACCATATTAGCATCAGCATAAGCTAAAACTGTAACATCAGCACCAGATACAGCAGATACATAACCTCTAGCAGTAGCAGAAGCGTTAGACATAAGAACGATATCACCAACTCTTACACCATGAGTAGTAGTAACAGCGTTACCGTCCATGTCGTGAGAAATTGTATATACGTTATTAGAGTCTTTGTAGTTACATTTATATCCAAGGTGTAATCTACCTTGTTCAGACCAAACTACTCTATCAGACGCAGAAGCTTCCTCAGCTCCTACTTGGGATAAAAATCCCGAAATTGTTCTCTTACCATAAACCTCAGATTCTTTTTCCATAAGATCTGGTAAGTATTGTTGAGCCCATCCTTCTGTAGCACTTGATAAAAAGTCTACATAATTAGAGGCCAACGTTTGTTTCCGTGGAGCAGCATCTGGTCCACTTGCACTTGTAATTGCCATAATTTTTAAATTTTAAATTTGTTATTTGTTTTTAATTTTAAACTTAAAATCAGAAGAATTTTCACCTAATACTTTATACTTAAAACCATCTGCTTGAATTTCACCATGACTTTGTCGTGGTTCCATATTTACATTTTTAGCTTTAGCAACGCTATTTTTCATAGCGTCTGCTTTACCTTGTTCGTAAAAGTGATTAGCAATAGCATCGGCATTCATAGCTGTAAACAAACCTTTGTGATAACCTTTAGCATCTGACATTTCGTTTTTTTCATTCAAGAACTTCTTGACAAAATTATTAATATCCGCTTGGGTCTCTTTAGTTTTGTTAGCATCTTTCACGTTAAATCTAAATTTCTTCTCTCCGATATTATATTCAAAACCTTTGAACTTATCATTAAAAACATTATCTGTTTTCTTTAAAAAAGTAGATTTAGCTTGCTCCGCTGCTTTCTGAGTTTCTTCAGATTCTTTGTTGTATCTATTAAAGAAATCAATAGCTTTTTGTTGTTCTTGAGTCAACTTTGACCCAGCCTTGATATCTTTATAGTATTTGGATTTATTCTCTTCCAATTGAGATTTAGCGCTGGCAACTTGCTCTTTTAACGCTAATTTTTTTCTACGTATATCTCTTTCGTCGTCAACTTCTTCGTCGTAAGAGAATTGATCTTCCATAAGGAAGTTAATTTCTTCATTAGTTAAATGAGGTTTTGTTTGTTTGTAATGCTCAAATAATAAATCTTGATCATCAAGATTACTATAATCTCTATTTAACTTAACGTAATCATTTAAATCACCACCGGTTTCATCCATAAAATCCATAAGTTTTTGGATGCTTTCTGGAATAGGTTTACCTGTAGCTTCAGCTTCTGCTACAGCTTCTTCTATTTGCTCTTGAACTTCTTCAACCTCTTCATCGGTAACCTCTTCTATTGTCGGTACTTCTTCAGGTGTATCTTCAACACCATCAGTTTCAATATTCTTTTCATCTTCTTGTGGTGGAGCTATTTCCTCAACAACTTCTTCCACAGTATCTTCTACTTTTTCTTCTATTTCTTCTTTAACCTCATCTGTGTTAGTGGTTTTGCTCAAATCTAGTTTAACCGTTTCATCTGGGTTGTTACTAAATTTTCTCATTGATGATTTTTTTACTTTTAGTTTTTCGACATTATTGTCTACTTTTGGTTTATCAGTAGCCTGTTCTACTACTTCTTGTTTCTTCTTTTTTGCCATAATATAATATAATAATAGTTAATAAAAAATTTATCTAGGTTCAAAATTACCTAACCCAAAATTACCAGTAAGCACATCGTTACCTGCTGATTCAAAATCTTTAGGTGGTCCACCAGTTTTTCTTTGGTCGATTAATTGACTTTGTTGACTTGCTTGTAATTTTGTTCTTTGATCTTTACGATCTTCTTTCATGCCACCATCTTCTCTAGCGGCTTGTAAATCTAATTCTCTTAATCTTAAGTTTAACTCAAACTCATGATCCATCAACTCTTTTTTAACTTGAGCTTCCTTCTCTAATGTAGCTCCTTTTAATTGAGCTTTAGCATTTTCTAATTCTATCTCACTCTGAGTAAGTTGTTGTTGTTTCTGAACTTCACCTTGTTGTATCTGTTGTTGAGCTTGTGCTTGAGCTTGGGCTTGAGCTTCCGCTTGTTGCTTTTGAGCTAGTTGATCTCTCTCGAATTTTTTCTTTCTTCGTATTTTTAATACTTGATTAGCCAGTTTCACATTTCTAATATCTCTAATATCTATAGCGTCTTCTAAATCTATACTTTCTTTAGACAGCGCTACTTGTATATTATTTTCTAGCAATTGTTTTTCTTCTTCGTCTGGAGCTAACTCAATAAAAATACCAAAATCATATAAATGTAGATTAGCCATTTCTTCTAATGTAGCCACATTGTGTACACCTATAGATTGTATAAACGCATCTCTTGTAGGTGAATATTCGATAATGTCAGATATTCTAAGTGATAAACATTCTGCTACTTCAGCTGTTAAAAATAATCCAGCTTGTAAAATATGTCTTGTAGCGGTATTAGAATTTGCTGCAGCTAACTTTTGTACACCCACTAATGATTTAGGATCAGGTGTACTACCGTCTCTAGCTTCGTTAAGACCGGTTACATCTCTTATCATTTGTAGATAGTAATTATAATTACCAATAAGAGCTTGCATTTTATTTCCAGCACCTTGACCATTTGATATTTCTTGAATCGGTACTTTACCAGGATTTTGATCACCATCAGCTGTAAAACTTCTACCAATAATACTACCGGTTTGGAAGAACATATTTAACGCTTCTTGAGGATTATAATTAGTACCATTACCCAAATCGATTTCAGCTAAACCATCAGCATCTAAGTAAACGCCGTCTGGTGTCATTCTAGACATTACCTGTTGTAATTTAAGATGAGTTAACTGAATCATATCAGCAAAACCCGTAATTCTACCAACTAGGGATTCTATTTTGCCATTATACATTCTTGGTGCTACAATAGAATAGTTCATTTTAACTTTTGTAAAATCACTTTTAGGTCGCATCATGTTTGATGCCATCTCCCATTTTAATAATTTATCTGTACCTAAAATTAAAGCGCCATCATATACACACTCTATAGATCTTTGTAGCTTAGCATAATTAAACTCTACGTCTTCAGGTGGATTGAACGAATCGTCTTTAGGTAATATCTTTTCAGCTCCAGTACCTGTCTCTTTTAATTTATAAACTTCATTCATATAAGTTTTATAATTAAAGTATAGCACTTGGATTTTGTTACTGTCATTATCATCTAAACTATGGCTGTGATGTAGATTATGAGATTTACCAGCTTGCTGAATTATCTCTTCTAAGTCTTCATGTTCTAGATGTGGGAATTGTTTTACTAATTCGTTTATAGGTATAGATTTTACTTCTCCAGCGTAATATATATCTTCAAAATAAGGGGAGTCAGTATAAGAGTAAACAAGGTGAGCTGGATCAACATAATCTATAACGACACCTTCTGACGTATTAAATGATGTTTTTACAGCCCCAATACCTATAGTTGTTAGATCGTAGAAAAATCTTTTCTTAATCAACTCGTATCTGTTACCCTCCATCAAAACATTTATAGCTTGCTCTTCGGCTATTTCTACAGCTTGCTTATACGTCAACTGCATGTGTAACGCTAATTCTTCTTCTGAATCTGGTAGATCTTCTTTATTGTTTTCATAAAGATCTATATTCATAGTTTCAGCAGCTATATCGTTAAACTCTTGACTACGCATATCTCTTAATATAGATTCCATGTATTCAGTTCTTTTAGATATACCAAATGGATCTTGAGAATAAGCTTTTACATCATATATTCTTTCCGTTAAACCGTTTACAACTATATCAACAAATTTAGATATAATTGGAACTGGTTTCCAATCTAAATTAAGATAGGACAAATCACCATTAATTGATAACTCATCCTTATACTTTTGAATTGACTGTTCGCCTCTAGCGTACAATCTTAAATTATGAAAATTATTTTTATGTGTTCTAAATCTATTACCTTGTCTATCATTATGAAACCACTCTTCCTCAATAGCTTTAGCAACTTTTAAACCGTAGTCATAGCTTAGCTTTTCTGCATCGCTAACTACTTGACTAGGAAAATTTATATTTGCATTCTTATGCGCCATATTACTCTTTAATTATTTTCGACATGCTACCACTATTTCTATACTTAGCAATATTTATGTTTAATTTTGGTTTTTCAATTTTTGCGTTTGGAGCGTACAGATGTCTATTATTAGCCATGACTGCTAAACCTGAACTTATTGTCGCGTCAAACTTTGTACGTTTGGTTATATCAAATCTAGTCCACTCATTTAAAGTTTTATTAAAATACATGTCTCCAAACGTTCCATCTTGTTTCATACCTATGTGATCTTGTATATACATTTCAATCGCAGCTGCATGAGCTTGTTTTATATCTTCACTAGAGTTAGGTATTCCTCCAACTTCTTTTTCTGCTACAGATAACTTATTCCATACTTTATCTGGTCGATTCATACTAAATCCTCTATAACCTCTACGTCTTAAATAGTATAATAATCGAGGTTTATTATTCTCTGCAAGTATTGGCATACCATAAAAAGCTATTGCCATTAAAACGTCTTCAAAGAATATTTCAGCCGTAGGTGGTCTTGATAAGTACTCTAAAAAGAAACTGTTAGCTGGAGCATCTTCCATACTAAACCTAGTCAATCCGTGCAATGCTCCTTTAGAGCCTTGACCATCTACGGTCCCTGATATATCATAAGAGTCACAACCGAACGCCCCCATGTGTTCATTACCAGGATACTTTACACCATTTTTAAGAACCACTTTATTTTGCAGTTGTTGAGATGGAACCCAACTAACTTTAAATCTTCCTTGAGGATCTGGATAAAATATTACTTGCGTGTCTTTTATACCATTAACCCATTGAAAGTTACCAGTTGTAACCCCAAGAGTTCTAGACATCTCTTCATTGTAATCTATTTGCTCGTATATTTTTACTAAATTAAATATACTTCCTTTCGTCTCATCTCTAAAAGCGTGTTCAGTAGTTTTAGGAAATTGCCTATAAAACTCATTTAACGCGTCATGATCCCCTTTTAAACCATCAGCTTCATTTTGCCAATGTTCAATTATGCCTATATCTATTAATTCACCGTCTGGGCCGAGCACATCGACGTCAGGTGTATCAAATACTGGAATTCCGTACTCATCAATAAATCCTTCGTAGTTCCATTCCATTGGGATAAACAAAGAATAGAGACCAGACTTTGTCTGACCATTTCTATTTCTTTTAGTGACATCTGACGAGTTGTATAATCTTTTAAAATTTTCTCCACCTTTGTCTAATGCGTTTGAAGTCGAGCCCATCATACATTTACCTATAATCCTACTACCTAATCGTAAACATGTTTTTGTAACTCTCCAGTTATTTAATATATTATCAGGTCTCTCCCATTTACCACTCTCATCATGAACTAATAATGCTAATTTTTCCCCATCATAGCTATTGTCTCCAGTATTCTTCCAATCAATAGTTGTATCTAATCCTTCTAACTCCTCTAGCTTTTCATTAGAAGTTATTTTCTTTCTTGTAAATTTACTAGCTGGTACTCTATATGCTAATTCTGTTTTTGGTCGATCCATACCATCTTGAATCGGTTTAAAAAAGAACGGGTAATTTATACTAATCGGTACAACTTTATCAGTAAACATTTTCTTAGCATCTGAACCTGTTTTAGAAAGGATCCCATATCTACTATCACTTGCAAGAGTAGCTAAGTTAACTGTTTCTGCAGATGACATAAAGGAAAAGCCTGAACGTCTGTTCTTTAGATAACACATTCCATAACATCTTTTATCAGCTTTACAAGCCTCCCAAAATATATAGAATAATCTATTTGCTTCTCTAAAGTCTGGAGCACCAACATCTATTTTGCTCCATTGTAGATACATGTAATGTGTACCCGTTATGTATGTCGCTTTACCCTTATTGTTAAACCAAAACCCCTCGTCTCTTCTTTTGAACTCTTCATCTATAAAATCATACCACTGTTCTTTATTTTCGTCAGGGTAATTTCTCCAATCAAATATATTCTTTAATCTACTTAATTCTTTTGGAGGATCAATCCTTACCCATTTGCGTTTCTCGTGCACGTGCACCCCTCGCACTGATTCCAACGGCAAGCCAATTCGCAAACCTTGGATTTCATAGATTTCTCCAATTTTGCCAGTTTTCGAGATAACGACGATATCATGTTCTTTATTATATCCATATTTCCATTTTTTACCTCTATTCATACGAGTTATAGTCGT